ATGAATGAAGACGGTTCTGCTATTGGTTTTTGGTTTCTTCCAAATGGTTCGCGGTGTGCTACTAATTATACTTCTTTTCATGAAATTACCGCTTGTCCTTTAGGCTTCTCTTCCAGTAGCGGTGGTTCTTCCAGCAGTGGTTTTTCTAGCAGTAGTGGTAGCCCTCAGCCTTGCGAGCATAACGATGAAGATCCCGAGTGTGTTTGTGCAATAAATCCCAATGCTATTATTTGTCCTCACAGCAGTTCTTCTATTGTTTCCGTTGGAACTTCTAGCAGTTCTTCCGGTTCAATATGTGATGAATTTCCAAATTTACCCCAATGCGAATGCAATCGTAATTCTAGTCTCCCTTGGTGCTCTGGCATAGGCAATGGCGGCAATAACGGTGGCTCTGGTAGTAATGGTGGCTCTGGCAATTTCGGTTCTTCTAGTAGCGAGTTTAATTTGTGCGAGAATTTTCCTACCTTGTGGGTTTGTCAGGGTGAGAGCAGTGGTTCCGGTAATGGTGGTTCTTCAGGCTCTGGTGGCAATAATGGCGGTTCCTCCGGTTCTTCTGGCAATAATGGCGGTGTCTGGTTTGGTCCTGGTAATGGTGGTAGCAATGGCGGCAATAATGGCGGTTCTTCCGGTTCTTCTGGTGGCAGTAACGGTGGTGGTGAGCCTGGTGGCTCACCTGGTGGCGATCTTAATGGCACTTGTCTTAAAAACAACAATTGCAACTGGGCTCGTATAGATGTTCAGCTTCAGCAATTGGGTGTTGAGACGGAGATTCGCAATTTCATAAAAGATGTTGTTCAGTTGCAGGCAGCAGGTTACAATCTCAGCAATGAGCAGAATATACTTCTTCATAGCGTTGTCAATGCCGTTTCCTCTGGCAATGCCGATGTTGTCAATGCAATAAACGGTTTAGTTTCTTCGGTTAATTCTGCCAGCTCTGCGAACAATGATAGTTTCAATTCTTCCTTGGCTTCATGGCATGATATGATGAATAGTACTTTAGGCTCTGTCTCTGGTTCTATTGACGGTCTCGGTTCTTCCCTTCGCGGCGGTTTGGATAGTCTCAAAGGCTCAATAGACAATATGGGCACCAAGCTAGGCAATAAATTAGACAGCATAGGCAGCATATTTGGCAAGGCAGACTGTGAGGGTGACGCTTGTGCTCCTGGCGGTGTTGGCGGTGCTGATACAAGTGGTTTACGCGGTAAAGCAAATAGTATTATATCAGGCGGTGGCAGTGGTTTCACTCCTTATACAAATGAGCAAATTAATAGTCTTATTCCTTCTTCAATTGGTTCTTACGGCAGCCAATGCCCAGTTATTGACAAGCAGCTTAAATTTTATGGTACTTCAATTCCTTTTCACATGGACTTTAATGACCTTGTTCCTGGCTCCGGCTTTAACTTGGCAAAGTTCATTCGTGCTTTGTTGCTGATTTCTGTTTATTTCATAAACGCTTTTTCAATGATAGCAATATTTAGAAGCGGAGGACGTCAATAATGCCTTTAATTAATCTTTTGTTGAGTGTCGCTGGAACTGTTTTGCGTTGGTTGTTGGCTGGCTTTGCTGGTCGTATTTTGCTTTCTTTTTTCACTCAGGGAATAGTTGTAGCTGGCACTTTGTTTTGGGGTGGCGAGATGGCTGAGTGGGCTTTCAGTAAAATGCTTGATTTTGTTCAGCATACTGATTTTTGGTCAACTCTTACCAATGCTTTTGGTGTGTTTAGCGATTTGCCCAATGAAGTTCTCCAGCTTCTTGGCTGTATGGGTGTTCGCGATGCTCTTGTTGCTTTAATCGGTGGTCAAATCAGCGGCATAGGTGTCGCTCTAATCTGTAGGAAGTTGCTATGATAACTGTAAAGACAGGTAAGCCAGGTGCAGGTAAAACGTTGCTTACCCTTCAGCTTTATGTGTTGCCAGCTTTTCTTTCTGGCAGACATGTTTATTGTAATATCCCTGGACTTGATATTGTTAAGATAGCTTATTATCTTCGCACTAAGCACAACCGCAAGGACATAACCTCTTTTTATATTGAGAGCCTTTTCCATGATTTTTCATTGGAATATCTTTCCGAGAACTATAAAAAGCTTTTCCCTCAAAGAGAATTTGCCCCTACCGAGCATGAATGCGGTGACTACTATCTTAGGTGTATACCCAAAGCGGAGACCGGTTCTCTAATAGTTTTGGATGAAGCTCAAAAGAAATGCTATATAAATAGCAAGGACTGGGACACTGAAAAAAACAGGAAGTTTTTTGAATACTGTTCTGTTCACCGGAAATTGAAGCATGAGGTTTTAATCATAACCCAGGACGATAGCAATATAGATAGTTCCGTGAATGGCTTGCGCGAGGAACTTATTTTCTTGCTCCGCCAGGAGAGGCTAGGCTTTAAAAATCGTGTATCTTTGAATTATTACATCGGTCATCAGAGCACTAGGAATAAGCCTTATGCGACTACTAGCGTTAATTATGACAAGGCAATATTTGATCTTTACGAAAGCTACTCCAATAAATCTGATAGCAAGTTTAAAGAGGTTCGCAAAACTAGGTTTCTTTTCAATAATCCCAAGCTCATAGGTATTTCTTTGCTGATGGTTGTTCTTGCCTTTTATTCTTTTCCTTCTTTCATTCGCATGATGCAGGGCAAGGGTTTGAATAAACGCCAGCAGGCAGCTTATGAACTTTCGTCTTCTTTCAGCTTGGGAGAATACGAGGAATACTACTGCGGTGAAAAATTTTTTGTCCTTCGCCCAGGCGGTAAAGTTGATACATTGGAGCCTAGGGATATTCCAGCTTCTTACTGCCCTAAGTTTGACTATAATTTTAGGAGGACAAAATAATGTTGTTTAATTTTGAAGTTGTTCGTATGGTTATGAATATGGAACAAAAACTCATTAATCATAATAACCTTAAACTCATAAATAATAATAAATCTCGTAAAAGAGATTTACAGAGGATATTAAGAAGATGAAAAAATTTGCAAAATTTTTTAACTCGTGGCTTGTTCGTGTTTTTTTTGTTTACGCTTTGCTTGCAATAATAGCAAATGTTCTAAGCCATGCCCAGCCTCCTGCATGGCTTAATCCGCCTCGCAATGAGACATTGCCGCCGTCCGCCGTCGTGGGTGAGCCTGCGAACCCACAGGCAGGCGGCAAAGAAATCATTAGAACTAGGACAATCACTAAGGTTAAGCATGATACTATAACAGTTGTCAAAACTGACACAATAGTGAAAATAGATACTCTTTTGCCTCCAAAGCCTCTTTATTTCAATTACATAATTTACTATGAAATACTTAATAGAAAAATAGCTTTGCAAAAAGGTTTTCTCTGGGATTTTTCAAATACTGCACAAAAGACCCAGCTACAGAGTAGTGATACTACCTTGCTTTCTTTGGGCAATGAGAGCTTGCGAGAGGCTTCATATACATACGATGACAAAGGCAATAAAACACAGACATTTGAAAAGATAATAGAGGGTTTAGATTTGCGTGTTGTTGGTTCTAATGTGAATATAACCTATCGCACGGGTGCTAATCTTCTTTCTTTGAATGGTAGGTTTGACAATACTGGTTTGCTTATGCTTTCCAGCGACTTCTCAAAGAGAAGGTATTTTCTTTATTTTATTCCAATTGATTTTCTTTTTGGTAGCGAAAAATACACTCTCTTTTTGAGGGTGGAAAAAACGGAGGTTAAATAGATGGATTATTTTATTGGCTTTTGGATATGTTGTTTTTTTTGGTTTACAATTATTTCAGCGATGAAATAGGAGGTTCATTATGTCATGCGGCGGTCCTATTTATTCCAATTGTTTGCTTTGCTCCATAACTGGTGCTAATCTCACTTTGGAAGGTCTTCTTGATTACTGTTCTTCCTTTGGTGTTAGCGGTGATGATGCTACCAATGGTGCTTGTGTTATGTCTTATTTGACTAATTGTCAAATAGTAGATGACCCTCTTAGCAGTTCTTCCCAGCAATACAGTAGCACATCTTCCGAATGCCCTTCAGGCAATAACGATTTTAATTTTGAAAATGTAATGAGAGGCTTCTCTGATTACAATGATGTTTTTGTTTTGATGTTTGCTTGCTTTCTTTTGGTCAAGCTTATTTGGATGGCTAAATAGTTTTGTGAATGTCTGCCCGTCTGCCTCCAATATGACGTTAAAAATGAGGTGTTCCTGAAAGGGTTACCAATCTAAGGAAGTAAAGAGTTCGGTATCACGTCATAGCCTAGGGCAACACCCCAGCCTAGGCTCCGCGTTAAAATTTGCCCTTTCCACAGCGTGGAAAGGCATAATTTTAATCGTGGAAGGCTCCCTAGGCTATGGCGTAAAATGTGATGTATATCACATTAGATACAGGGGGCATGGGCTTGTCTTAATGCCCCCTGTATCTGGTATCTAGTTATTAAAAAGGAGTGTTTTGTATGAAATTGAAAAGTTCTTTGATTCGCAAAGAAAAGCCTGTCCAATCTCGTGGCTGGCAGCTTATTATCCCCGCTGGCTGGGATAATCTGGAGGCAATAAAAGAGCGTTGCCGCGGCATAAGTAGGAACTATTATTTTGTCGTTCATGATTTTGATAAAAACGAGCTAGGCGAGCCCGTGAAGCCTCATTGGCATTTGCTTATGACTTTTGCCGGCCCTCGGCGTTTAGATACTATGCAGAATCATTTTGAGGACTGGGGCAAGTTTGACGAGAAAAAAGACATGAAAGAGAATGAGGACTACGAGACGCCTAAAGACGGTCAAGTATCTGAGGAAAGTGATCAGCTTTTGCGACCTAATTCGTTTGAGCGTGTTTACTCAATAGCCGGCGCTTGCAAGTATTTGGTTCATTGGGAAGATCCTAACAAATACCAGTATAGCCCTCTCAGCGTTGAGACCAATGATAAATTGTTTATCAATTTGTTTTTGCCGAAAGCTGATGAAATCACATCCACTAAAAGAATTATAGCCAGTTTTAAGCAGCTTTGTCGCTGTCAATCGTTTGACGAATTTTTGTCGTATTTCGAGCAATCTATGTATACAATGAGCAATGCCCAGCGTATAACGCATATCATAGGCCTTCGCAGGTATTATAACGAGTATCAAGGCAATTACCATAATACCGATGGTTTTGACAAAATTCCCCCGTCTGTCAATGACGATGGCTTTAAGCCTTTGACTTTGGAGCAATTAAATGGTATTGACAATTTGCCTTTTTAACAATGGAGATAAGAGAGTTTATGGTTAGTTTAAAAATTATTCCGCTTCATTTGAAACAAGCTAATAATTATGTTGCTTTGCATCATAGACATAATAAGCCTGTTGTCGGTTGTAAGTTTTCGCTTGGTGTTTGGGATATTGAAACTAGTTCCATTGTCGGTGTTGCTATATGTGGTCGCCCTGTTTCTAGGAAATTAGATAATGGTTTTACTCTGGAAGTTTATCGTGTTTGCACGAATGGCGTTAAGAATGTTTGTAGTATGCTTTATTCAGCTTGTTTTCGTGTTGCTAAGGAAATGGGTTATTGTCGTATTATTACATATACTTTAAAATCTGAGTTAGGTACTTCTTTGAAGGCTTCTCATTTTAAACTTTGTAATGAAAGTTGTGGGGGTTTAAGTTGGAATGTTCCTAGCAGAAATCGTTTGGATTATTCTGTAGATTTGTTCGGTTATGAACGTAAATTGCCTAACGAGCTTAAAAAACTTTGGGAAAGAAATTTAAAATCTTTTTTTACTATAGGAGTAGAAAAATGTTCAGAGACATAAATTCTTGTTTCTATGCTCGCTCTGATTTTTGCCCTGACGGTTTTGCGTTTAGCGGCTGTGTCAAATGCCCTAAGCTTAAATTTTGCTGTGCGCATAAAAATAACTGCGAGCCTTGGCACTGTGGCGTTTATCTTGCTTACAAAGAGGAAATTAAAAGATGCAAAAAATGATATTGGTAGTTTTTTTCACCTTCATGACGTAGGAATGTAG